TCATGCAAGGATGACCAGCCCTCGCTCGGCACGGGTGATGACCGTGTAGAGCCAGCGGCGGCGGTCCGACTCGGTGCGGCCGAGGCCGTCATCCCAGACGATCACGTTCTCCCACTGCGAGCCTTGCGCCTTGTGACCGGTGATCGCCCAGCCGAAGGTGGCTTCGGTGAGGTTGCGCTTCTCCTTCCAGTCGCGATCGTGGCGGTGGCGGTCGAAGGTAACGTGATCCTCGAAGTGCCCCTTGTAGATGCGAAGCCGGCCGCGCGCGCCCTCCGCGCCGGGCGGCCCGATCCGGTTGCCATCCTCGTCCGTCACCGTGGCCGAGAAATAGAGACTTCCTTCGTCGACGACGTCGTCGAGGGTGACGAACATGCCGTTGATCAGCCCGAGATCGTTCTGGTTCTTGAGGCAGACGATCTTCTCGCCGGGGCCGGCGGGCAGCGCGGCGCCGCCGAAACCAGCGGCCCGACGCATGGCGTTGTTGAGCTGAAACCGGGTGGCGTTCATGCCGCAGATGACCTGGCCGCCGCGAAGCGCCTGTTCGGGCGTCACGTCCTGCTTCCGCATCTTCCAGACGAGGGTGTCGTATTGGCCGAAGCCGATCGGCTGGCCTTCCCGAGCCATGGTCGCGAGGCGAATGATGGCGCTGGTCTCAGCCTGCCGGTGGATTTCGGTGAGCATGATGTCGGGGGCATCCCGGGTGAAAGCTCCCTCGCCCTTGATCGGGGGGAGCTGGCCCGGATCGCCCAGCACAAGAATCGGCTTGACGAAGCTCATGAGGTCGCGGGCCATGTCCTCGCCGACCATCGAGACCTCGTCGAGGACGATCAGCTTCGCATGCGCCGCATCGCTCTGCGGATTGAACGCGAAGCGCGGCTTCTTCATCTGTGAGAGGGTCTGGCGCATCGCCTCAATCGCAGCCTCTGCGGCGGTGCGATCGAAGCCGGTGAGAGTGCGCGCCTGGTCTTCCGCCTCTTCGATCTTCTTGGCCGCCGCCTCGACCTCCTCCTCGGTCGCCTCGATGACGCTGTAGATCAGGCTGTGAATGGTGCGCGCCGGGGTGCCCTTCCGCTTCAAGACGAGGGCCGCCTTGCCGGTGAAGGTGGCGGTGACGACGCCGGGCGCGCAGTTGCCGCCGTCGCGGTCGCTGACATGCGGGTCGAGGCCAAGCTCCTCCAGGGCGAACCGGAGCACCGTGCTCTTGCCGGTGCCGGCGTAGCCGAACAACCGAAAGACCTGCTGCTCGGCCGTGCTGTTCTTGAACCATTCCTTGATGGCGGCGATGGCACGAGCCTGCGCATCGGATGGGGTAAGGTCGCTCACGCTCGCGCACTCCAGCACCGGTCCTGCCACGGGCACGGACCATGAAAGTCGCCAGCGGTCTTGCCACCCCGACAAATGGCCGAACTGCGGTCGGCGGCGGCGCGCGGCAGGAGTTCCTCCGCCTCGCTTGCCCGCACCACGTGAACGGCCCTGTCGCTCATGGCCTGTGCAAGCACCCCGTCGAAGAGCACCAGCTCCGCATGGAGCTCCCACGTATCGCGATTGAGCGCCGTGAACAGGGCCGGGCTCGGCAGATCGAGATAGGCTTGATAGAGCGCGATCTGGGCGGCGTAGACTGGTCTCGCCAGAACCACGCCACGCTTGACGATCTCTTTCCACGGCGCGGCGCCGACCGCCTTGTTCTCCCACAGCGCCGGGAAGGCCATCGGCGCCGGGCCGCCGAGAAGACACCCGTCGATATGGCCTTTGAAGCGGCCGTCGAGGGCCGAGAAGCCGAACTGCCGGCCGTCGGCGTGCCCGGTTCGGAGATCGAATCCGGCGGCCCTCAGCCAGCCCGCCACCACCTCCTCGCCGCGATGGCCCGCTTCGAAGATCCGGAGAGTGCCCGGGTCGAAATCCCGGTCCGGGTCCTTCGGCACGGCGAGATAGTCGTATTGGATCTGACGGAGGCACTCACGCCCGAGGCCCGAGCTGCTGACATAGTGCCGTGGCGGTTGTGCTCGGTGACGCGCAAGCAGCGCGGCGTCGATCGCCATGCCGACCGCGGTGGCAATCCCGGCCGCGCGGAACGGGCCTTCGTACTGGCAGCCGGAATTGTGATTGAGGTCGATCATCGGCCGCGTTCCGCCGGCTTCTCAAAAAGGAATCGGGTCGTCGAAAGGGACCCCGCGGCTCTCGCCGGAGATCGGCTGGCGCTGCATGCTCTCGACATAGCCCGTCACTGCCGCCTCGATCAGCCGATCGATCTCGGCCGCGGTCCGATGAAAGAAGGCGTCCATCACACCGAGTTCGGCCAGCGCCTCGGCAAAGGGACGGCGGGCATCCTTGAGGGCCTGTATCTCGCGTGCGGTCTTGTCGATCATCCCTCGGTTCCCCCCTGCCAGCGCCGACCCGACGTCGAGGCACCGGATCGAACAGAAGCGGTGATGTGGAAAGCGGTCGGGCGCGAGCTGGTGGACGTAGCCGAAACCGCGCGCCTCGCGGCCGCAGAGCGCGCAGCCGCCTAGCCGAGCAAGAGCCGGGTCAGGTCCTCGTTGCCCGCGGGCCGCTCCTTTATCTTGTGTGAAGCCAGCACGATGAAGCGGGCGATGGCGTTCGACGCCATGGCCTCGAGGTCGGGCATGGTCAAGGAGCGGACAGGATGGTGGAGCCCTCCACGTCCTTCGAGCCATTGTCCGATCGCTTTCGCCGCCTCGTGCGTGACGTGCGCCTGCCATTCGTCATCGGTCATACCGTTCAGCCGTTGAGCCAGGCAGGCCCGGCGGGGGCCGGTTTCGCGGGAGGCGCCGGTTCCCCCGGCTTCGGCGCAGCCTGGCGCGCCCACGGCGCGCCGGCGGGCGCCGGCGACTGTGCGGCGGGAGCGCCCCAAGCTGGCGCCTGACTGGCGGCGGGGTCGGAGGCCTTGCGCGGCTTGGCATTGACCGGTTCCGGCGCCACCCTCTCACCACGCATGATCGCCGGGTATTGGGGCTCGCCGGGCAGGACTACATTGGCGAGCTTGTTGGCGTCCTTGTATTGCGCGCTTGCCGCGGGCTCGATCATGACGCGCGCCGCAAACACGATGCCGTCCAGCTGCTTCAAACCCTGGATGACGCGTTTCTGTTTCGCGGCTGGGGTCTCGTCGCGCGGGTCGATCCCGAGCGCGCTGTCGACCATGGCGCGGAAGGCGCTCTTCGAGATGTTCCAGCCCTTCGACTGACCCTTCTCGTCGAGCTTGCCGCCGGCAACGGTGAAATTCTGCCAGAACTTTCTCCGGGCGAATGGTCCCTCGACCACGGTGAACTCGCAGTCGAGCATCCTGGCGTCGCTCGACTGCGAGGCCTTGAGGAGACCCACATCCATTGGGGTCGAGCCGTTCACGCCGCCCGGGCGGATCGTCATCCGTACCTTGGCGAAGGTGCCGTCCGGGATCAGCTCGCCAGCCGGCGCCATTTGCGGCTGGGCATCGTTCAGATCGTACATGGTCGTTCTCCTTTGCGGGATCAGGCAGCGGGGGCGAAGGCACCCAGAGCGGGCGACGCTGGGACGGGTTTACGGTTTACCTTGGCGAGGAGCGCGCCGAGGTCCGGCGGCTCGGTCAGGTCGAGGCGGCCCGAGCGGTCCTTGGCCGGCAGTCCCCAGGGATTGCCGGCGCGGCAGACGAGCCGTCGTTCGACCGCCTTTTCGTCGAGCACGTACCCGCCCTCGGCATCGCGGCCGAAGAGGTGCATCGAGATCACCTGGTCGACGATGCCGGGAAGTTCGCGGCCAGCTTTGGAGCCCTCCATCTGCGGCTGCCACGTCGTCACGTTGAACTCGTCGGTGACCTTCTCCAGCACGCCGACGAAGATAACGGTCCTGCCTGGTGCATGCTGGAGGTGCTTCAACGCCTGGATGACCTCGCGGCCGAGAAGGCCGTAGGCGCCGCGGATGTCCGGCTTGCCGGTTCGATCGGAATAGGCCTCGGGCTGCTGCTTGGCGTAGGCCATCACCTGACGGGTGAGGTCGGTGATCGAGTCGACGAAGACCACCGACTTGCCCGCGAGGAATTCTTCCACGCCACTGCCGGCGTAGACGCCCCTGGCGTGCTGATGATGCTGCGCGCTGTACCAGGCATTGGGATCAGCGGCCGGATCGGGCCCGCCGATCAGCACCGCGAGGTCGCGGAAGTCGGCGAAACTGCGGACCGGGACGCTGGCGCCCGGCCAGTCCTGCACCGATTTCATGCCGGCCTCGAGGTCGAGGCAGACGGTCTGCTCGGCCGCCAGCGTCTTCAGGAGCGTCGTCTTGCCGACGCCGGGCGGGCCGAAGATGGCGAGCGAGGTCTTGTTGTGGGCCGCCGAGAGCCGTTCGTCGGCGGTGACGATGCGAACCGGCATTTGTTGTCTCCCTTTCTCTCGATCGGCGATCGGCTTCGGGTCAGGGACGGCGGGGCGTTGACCAGGCGCCGAAGGATTGCCCTGCCCGCCCTTGCGGGAAACGGGCTGCCCCGCCGTTGTCTCAACGGTTCTGGTTGAGCGTCAGTGTGAATGTCGGCTTGCCGGTCCTGACCGTGCGCGCCGGGGCGAAGTTCTCGCGGATCGGCGCCGGCCAGGCGGTGAACTTGCGCTCCGGGACCTTGTAGGAGACCTCGACATAGTCGGACGGGTCGTCTCCCGCGGCGCGGATACGGTCGATCAGGCCCGCCAGGACGGCCTGGTCCCAATCCACCTTTTTCGGCAGATCGGCGGTGACCGTCACCGCCCCGTCCTCGAACCGAACGGTGCCCGCATCCTTTCCAGAGTCGTTGCGCAGCGCTCGGGCGCGCTCGGAGTAGCGAAGCGCGAGGGCACCGGCGAGCCAGTCGGCAACGGTCTTTGCCGCCTGAAGCGCCGCCTCGGCCTCACCCTGCAGGAGCGCCAGTTGGTCGGCAGGAAGCGCAGCGATGTCGCCGATCGGCATCGTGCGCACGTCGGCGAGCGAAGGATGGTTGGCGCGGTCAGGCATCAGGCAGCCTCCGCGGAGAGGACCGATGCCAGCGACAGCGGCGCGTTTCGCCGGCGCGGACGAGCGACGGCGAGATAGCTGAAGGCATCCGGGCCAAGCCGCCGCTGGATGAGATGGACGAGACCCTGTTCGGCGAGATCGAAGGCGCGATTGCTCATTCGGCTGAGCGCCGCACGGTCTTCCATGCTCATCGGCCGGCCGTGACCCGTCCGGTCCAGCCCGAGAAAGCCTCGGTGGTATTCGATGACATCGCCGGGCGCCGCCTCAGCCACCCAGGCGGAAAGCAGGAGCTCGTCCATCGCCGGGGGAGTCGGAATCGGCAAGGTGAGCAAGCGGGCGCAAGGGCCGCCAGCCCGACGCAGGCGCGACAGCGGCAGATCGAAGGTGTTCATCACGCCACCTTCGATGTCGGAACCGAGACGGCCGCGGTGCTGGCGCGCATATGCTCCGATTCGTAGGCTTCGACGTCCTCCAGGCGATAGGCGACCCGGCCGCCGATCTTGAGATAGTGCGGGCCTTCGCCGAGCCAGCGCCAACGCTCCAGCGTCCGCGGACTGACCGTCCAACGAACGGACAGGTCGCGCTGGCTCAGGTGTTTGACAGGAGGATTGGTCGTCATCGGGATTTCCTATTGGCGCCGGCACGAGCCAGCGTCGGTTCGATCTCGGTGATGAAGGTCAGCACCTTGTCGGCGGTGGCCAGGGTCGGCGAGCGGCCCCTCCGCAGATTCAGGACGAATGAGGGATCGCCGACGGCCTGCCGGCCGAACTCGGTAGGCTTGAAGCCGGAGGCCTCCAGGAAGGCCTCGACCCGCTCGCGGAAGTGTCTGCTCATCGTCACCATGGATAGGAATAAAATCAACGACGTCCTATTGCGTCAATTGGAAAAGATTGTTAATTTCCTATCAGACGGGCAAGCACAGGAGTTGTGCCCATGAATCTCGATCCGGTCCGCCTCAAAATCCTGAAGCTCGTGAAGGAGCGCAGGACCGACCTCAAGAACGCCTCGATCGCGATCGGCCGGAATGCCGCCTACCTGCACCAGTTCGTATATCGGGGCACGCCCAAGGTTCTGACTCAGGAGGTGCGCGAGGCGCTCGCCAAGGAGCTTGGCTGCCAGGCGGAGGAGCTACGGCACCGGCGCGTGCCGCCGCGGAAGCCACGGACCAAGTCGCAGTCAGCGGAGCAGCGGGTCCGGTCCGCTCCTGGCGGCGAGATCCCCGAGGGCCATGCCAGGATCGCGGAGATCGACGTGCGCGCGTCGGCAGGTCCCGGCGCCATCAACGAAGGCCTGGAGGAGGTGAAGCACGTTTGGTTCTTCCCCGAGAACGTGATCCGTCACGAGTTGAGAGCGCGAACGGACGACCTCCGCATGATCACCATCGACGGTGACTCCATGGAGCCGTTGCTCGCCAGCGGAGATCGCATCGTCATCGACACGAGCCAGCGCGTGCCGGCGCCGCCGGGCATCTTCGTGATCTGGGATGGCATGGGGCTCGTCGCCAAGCGCATCGAGCACGAGCCGAATTCCGATCCGCCCAAGGTGATGATCAAGTCGGTGAACCCGGAATACCAAGCTTACGAGGTCGGTGCCGACGAGGTTCACATCATCGGTCGAATCATCTGGACGTCGCGGCGGCTATGAATGGGCGCGAGGGCCGGTGGAGGATCGTTCTATTCGGTGGTCAGAGGAAAGCGAGTATTTTGGTAATTCTCCTATCCGTGTCGAAGTCTGCACAGGCGGCGATACGGTTGAGATCTTCAGGCCGCAAC